GTTTGTCCTCGGTAAACAAATGCAGAGCAACATTCTTCTCCCCAATATCTTCTAGGAATAAAACAGAATTGCCGCTTTGCATGAGTTTGCCGTTTTTCTCCTGAACCATCTTGTAGATGACGCTCAGGATTGCGTTTGGGTCGAGACCGCGCTGTTCTGCGTCTGCCGCTATGATTTCTGAGGCTTTCATCCGTAATACCCGCCAAGGCCACCAATAAGCCCACCAATTGCCGCTAGTGTTCCTGGTTGATTAAGTGGCGTTCCACCCAAGAAACTTCCACCTAAATACCCAAGACCCGCACCGCCTATTGCCTGCCCAAGTCGGTTGGTTTGGGCCTGTGGAATTGGCACATTTCCCGTGCTCATTGGGTTTCCGTAGACGGATGACAAGAATCCTTGGAGTTGTTGGTAGGGAAGTTGTTGGCCGAATTGGAACCTCTGCATACTTTCCTGTAAAGGCTGGGCGGCGATTTGCTCACGAGCCGCGCCCACAGCACTCAAAGCCTGTGCCGGCAGGAAGGAGGATTGGAAGAATGACGGGGCTGCTTGGGCAAGTGCCGACTGTGCAATCTGGGCCTGTTGCTGGAGTCCGCGCTCCCGAGCATAGTCTTGTGCTGCCACATTTGTAGCAACGTCTCCTAGGGCCCTTCCGTACGATTCTGTGGCCCTTCCCAGGGCTTGTTCCATGGCTCCGGAGCCATATCTGCCGGCACGGCTAAAGAGGCTAGAAATGCCCGGAAGAATCTGGGACTCAAATTGTTGGGTAAGTGGTCGGGTAGCGGCTTGGATTAAGGCTTCACGGTAGGGAGAACCACCTAGGAACCCGCCAGCGGCAGTCTGTCCTACCTGCCCTAAAGACTGCTGGTAAGCCTGTTGAGCCTGCTGTAATACAGGTGCTCCGGCGGCGGCAGCTTGTTCTTGTTGGGTTAGCGCGGCAAGGGTCTGCTCACTAGGAGCGACATAAGTCTGCCCGGGAAAGAAGGTAGGCTGTGGACCCGTTAAGAATAGCTCTTGAGCCCTCTGTAAACCTGTTTGCAGGTAAGGGAGTAGTGCTGGGTCAATTCGTGATTCTGCCATGTTGTTACCCTATAAGAATATAAGCGTAAGTTTTGTCTGCCGTTGAGTTGGCAAAGTGTGTGATTGTTGCCTGCCCTTGCTGTTGGGCAGAGACGTAAATGTTTGAGTAAGCCGACGGTGCGACATATTGCATGGTAGCGATGACCGACGGGGTTGCCGGTGTGTCTGGGCTAGTTCTAGTCGGCAACTGCTGAATACTCACCGCTACATCATCCGTTGCCCACATGATTTCCATGTAGTCATTGGCGTTCAGTTCTATAAAGAAATTCAACGCCGCAATCAGGTGTCCGTCTACACCGCCGTGGCTGTTTGGGACTGAGTACCGGCTGTTTGAGCCAGCGATATTCGTTCCGTTCTTGCGGAACCATATATCAATGTCGTGAATCTGGCTGTCCGTATTGACTAATTGGGCACTAAATTGCAGGTTATAAATCCCGTAGTTCCGCACGTTCATTCTAGAACTGTTAGACACATACACCCCGTTTGAGTAGTCCGTGGTGTTAAGCGTCATGGGGTACGCCGTGGTCGTATTAGCCGCCACCTGGTCAGTCGTGTCCTGAAAAGCACCGTAGGGCGCAGAGTCAGCTTCTGCCGCGTCCGAGAACGGAATCAGGATAATTTTTGTATCTACAGAAATACGCTCGTCAACCAAGGTTGTGGTCGTAGCGTTACCTGTGTTTAGCGTAATCGTCCCGGTATTATTGGACTTGCCGTTCATCAGGTTGTTGACTACCTCGGAAATCTCCCGTGGGGTGGCTCCCGAGTAGTTAAGTACCCGAAACATCGTCATCTTGTGCCTGCCGCCTGAATCTCAATATCCATCCCAATAGCGGAGGACCAGTTATCTCCTGAAGGCTGGGTTCTGACTCGGTGATAACGTCCGTAAGAACGCACACCTACCCGATTCTCAGAGCTTGCCGCAGTTACAGCGGAGAACGACACGACCTCGTTTAGACGTTGTCTAGACGTCACCGCTATGCTTGCAGAGCCGTTATCTACAATGGGTTTGACCATCGTAATCATGGACTGATTTTGACCTGTTTCGATGTCCGAGGTGTCAATCTGGGCTGTTTTGGCCGCACCTGAGAAGGTGATGATTTTAGCCCCTGTCACCCCTGCCAACTGTAGTTTGCCACCTAACCATACTTGCGAGTCTAAAGGCGTTTGTAGGGCATCTATTGAAGCCGAAAAGGTATCTAGACTCTCTAATGTAACCGTTGGGGTTGAGGACGAAGCCACCCTATCTACACCTGTATCTGCATAAGACCAGCGTTTAGTTGGGATATGGTAAATCAACAATCTATAAGTTAAGTCAGTACAGGCATAACCCCAAATTATCAGGTTTTTAGACGGGTCTACAGCCGCCGACATACTGCCAAACTCTGATTCTCTAGCGGTATTAAAGAAGTAGCGATTGACCTTTTCTGCGCCAATGTTGACGATATTTTGGCCGTTACACGCGTAAAAACCATCATCCCCGAGAAAATATGTTATTCCTTGGTACTGAATGACAGAATTTGGCTCAAAGCACCCTAGATTTCTAGCGATGTTGTCAAACTGAAATATCAGCGGCGTTCCAACATAAGACATTCTTACAAGACTGCGTTCAAGCAGGATAAGTCCAAACTCTCCACCTGTTACACCTTGGATGTTTCCACCATCAGGGATGTCCTGAAAATCTGCTTGTGTAGTGCCGGAAGCTGCCCAGGTTGTTTCGTTGTTAATTCCTGACCATTGCACCCGAAATGGGTAAGAAGTCTGAAATCCAGTCACTACAAAATCTCGAACTACGGTTACAAACTTAGCCTTTGGGGCATCCGAGGCTAGGTTTGCAAAGTTTCCTGTAGAGGTTAAATCATAGGCTTGCAGGGTGTTGGCTTCGTTTCCTGCGATTAGCTTATTGCCAAACTGTGTAAATCTCCAGCGTGTCGAGCTTGTGTAAGTTGTAGCGGACACATCGTCTAAAGACAGGTCGCCCGAGTCCAAGCGAAAGAGTTTTGTAGACCCGCCAGCAAATACTCGCGTGGTTCCATCTGTAGCCCTAGCGGCCACGACATTGTTGATGTCTTGGCTTGCATCAGCGGAATAATTAACCTCTTGCGGAAATGGGCCATAACCGACAGCGCGTGGATAGCAGTTCTTGGCGGTGGTGAGAGCACCAATCACACCGGGCTGGTCAGGTAGCCATTCCCCAAAAGTTACGCGATTGCTTGCCATGTATTGTTTCCTGTTGCTTGTTCTGTCCAAGAATCATTGACTGCCACAACGGGAGTCCATGTATTCGCATCGTCTGAAATGGTTGTCCAATTATCGCTTTGGACGGTTGCGGCGGTCCAAGTATTAGCCTCATCTGCAACTATTGACCATTCCTCGCCAAACTTATAAAGCACGGCAGAAAGCAGTCCGCTTGCAGTTATTAAGCCTCTACCGCTAAATGTTGCGTTTGCACCTGCTGATACCGAGCCTGTGGCCGAGAAATCAGCATCAAAGTTAGCCTCAAATCCTGCGTTGGCAAAGACATCGGCAGAGGCAGAAATTGACCCGTCTGCAAGCCTTACCCGTATTGCATCAGATACGACCGTTGCAGAGCCAGAAATCGCCCCACTAGCCCCTAGAACGCGAGCTACGCTTGCCGACATATCTCCGCTTGCAGAGATAGTCCCTAGAACGTCTGTAATCCGTGTGGCGGCTGACACCACACTACCTGCGGCTGTGATACTTCCGTCTACCAATCGGGTTCTGGTAGCACCGGCGACTACCGCGCCAGCACCACTTATTGAACCTGAGACTGTCCGTTCTGCCGTTCCGTCAGCAGAAACGCTACCCAAGGCAGAAATCTGTCCTGATGCGGTGCGGATTGCCACAATTGCGGTAGATAAATCACCTGCCGCGGAAATACTACCTTCCACCGCCTTTACCCTGCTTGCGTCTGCACTTACAGACCCGGTAGCAGAGATGTTTTGCGGCTGGTAAATCAGGGTGATACAGGTATCTGGAGACTCCCAGATAGGGTCATCTAGCGAAAAGGCTAGATTGTCAATGCTGCTGTTGAAATAATCTAAGTGATAAAGGGCAAATGGCCCACATATCCCGTCCTCTTCCCAGTTTGAGTCGAGGGTAAACGGTAAATCGTCAAGACTCCCGAAGCGGTCTAAATCTTCAAGAGTAAGTGCCATTTAGTCCAACGTAACGGTGAGGTTCCCGCTAGATACTTTGAGGATGTCGCCAGACTCAATGACTTTAGAAGTCGTGAGAGCCGTAAACATCAGAAGGTTTCCAGATGTCAGGGCATCAAACACGCCCACATACGAGATTGTCCCCCAGCTACCCGTTGCCTGCGGGAAATTTACGTCCGCAGAAGAGGTTGTAATCCCCGTGGAAGCAGTAGTTACAGACAGGATTTGGCGAGCATAAGACCCGCCTGAGACCTCTGTGCCACCGCCTGTATCGCTAGGAGCTGCGGTAAAGAGCCCTAGATAAGCAGTAGTAGGAGATGTGTAGGAGACGTTTCTCAACACATGGTCAAGAATCTTATCTTCTAGATAGTTAGTAAATTCAGCCATTTTTTACCTCGTGGTTACGGTCATAACTAAGGGAACACCGGCAAACTCGGATTCCTCGTCAGAGGTGTTAATCCGAGCGACAGATTGGTTATACAAATTGGCCCAGGTTGTAGTACGGGCATCGTTCATAAGATACGGCTCTGCCTCTAGTAGAGAACCGTATAGCAAGGAATCAGGATAGTTGGCTAAAAACTCGTTGCTACTATTGTTGTTCGATAGTACCGCGGGTTTGTAGTAGTAAAGCATCTGCACGACATACGCAGAATCTGGTTTGGGAGCGAATTCAAACTCGTTGGACCGCAAGGTATAAA